AGTGTCTGGGAATCGGTGAACTAAGTCAGCACGAATGTAACTTGCGTAATTAATTTTGAAAGGTAGTGCTTGCGTCATATCATAGAACGCCTTCATTTTGGTTTCAGTATCATTGAATGTATCATCAATGATGTAGTATGAAGTAGTTCCGAAGTTCTCATAGTTATATAGAATTTCTTCTTTCAAGAACTCCATTCCTCGAATATAATCTAATTTCTTTTTACCCAAGTGAGGGTACTGACAGAATCTACAAGCGAATATACAACCTCTACTAATATCTAAAGGCAATGGTTCATTCTTAAGTATAGCATCTTGCGGAGACCATTTGAAGTCATCTACTTCAATATTGTATATAGGATTTCTTGCTTTATTATATACTGGTCTCTTGTTTGGATCCCAGTAACATTCTACTGACTCCGGTGGTTCTGATCCAGTAGTTAAATAATTTAAGTACTCTAAGAAAATTTCTTCAGATGCAGTATTGTATGACATTACTGTAGCGTCTACTATTCCAAAACCTGTCAGTTTCTCAGATTTATATCCACCCAAAACTATTTTTATATTTGGGAAGTCTCTTTTAATATTTTTCAAAACATTTAGTAAAGATTCTGACAACCAGTATTTTACCCCGTCAGCATGTTTATGGACAGTCAACGCTAAAAAGGTAGTTGATATAGCTAAGACACGGGTATCTTTAGTTATGAATTTTCTAGTTAACTTGTCAACCGTGTCTGCCGGTAAAAAGTTGATAAAGTCAAGTACTTGGGTAGTATAATTATTCTTACGTAACCAATATGCTACCTTATAAGGTCCTATTGTCCTGGATAACCCCCAATCGACTCCACCATTCCAAAAGATTACATTCATGCAAATATTTAGTGTGTAAATCATGTTACCTAAAATAGTTGACTTCTCTACACATTCTGTTATACTAACTAGATATTTAAGGAGAACCTATGTCAGACTATAACAGAACCTTTAACGGTGAAGCAAAAATCAAACTTACACAACTAATCAATGAGGGCATGACCGTCCTACATGAAATTGATACGCTTAATGGTGGGTTGAATGATACCGTTAAGGCAGTTGCAGAAGAATTGGAAATCAAAGCTTCTACATTGAAGAAAGCAATTAAGATTGCACACAAAGCAAGTCTCGGTCAGACTAACAAAGACCACGATGAACTCAACACTATCTTGGAAACTGTGGGCAAAACACTTTGAGCTACATTGACGCTATCCACAGCAGGGATGAAGATCGTATCTACGTAGTAGAACGCTCACCTGAGGGCAAGCGTGAATACAAAGAGTTTCCTACGAACTACGTTCTTTACTACGCTGACCCTAAGGGTAAACATCGTAGCATTTACAATGACTCTGTATCAAGATTCAGCACTCGCAAGCGCACTGAATTTGAAAAGGAACGTAGGATTCACTCAGGTAAGAAATTATTTGAGAGTGATGTTAACGTTGTGTTCAGGTGTCTTAGTGAAAACTATCTTGGCATTGACGCACCTAAGCTTCATACCTGCTTCTTTGATATTGAAGTAGACTTTGATCCTGAGAAAGGTTTTAGTCCTACTAGCGATCCATTCAATCCTGTAACTGCGATTAGTTGTTACTTGGATTGGTTAGATCAGTGTGTCACTCTTGTTATTGCACCTAAGCACATGACAGATGATACAGCAAATGAGATTGTAAGTCAGTTTGAAAATACAATGCTATTCAAAAACGAGAAGGACATGTTTGATGTGTTCTTTCAGTTGATTGAAGATGCTGATGTGTTGACAGGCTGGAACTCAGAGGGCTATGATATTCCCTACATGGTCAATCGTGTTACTAGAGTAATGAGTAAAGATGACACACGCAAGTTTTGCTTGATGGGTCAATTACCTAAGCCTAGAGAATACGAACGATTCGGTAAGGTTGAAATGACGTATGACTTAGTAGGTCGTATTCATATGGACTATTTACAGTTGTATAAAAAGTACAACTATGAAAGCCGTCATAGTTACAAACTAGATTCTATCGGTGAGATGGAAGTAGGTGAGAACAAGACTCAGTATGAAGGTACACTTGACCAATTGTATAATCAAGACTTTAAAAAGTTCATTGAATACAATAGACAAGATACATTGTTGTTAGTGAAAATTCACAACAAGCTTAAGTTTTTAGAATTGGCAAATCAACTAGCACATGAAAATACTGTGCTATTGCCGACAGTTATGGGTTCAGTAGCTATGATTGAAATGGCTATCATGAATGAATCTCATGAACGTGGATTAGTGGTTCCTGATAAAAAACGAAAGGTTGAAAATGAAGAAGATGTCCAGCAGGCAGCAGGTGCCTTCGTTGCTACTCCGAAAAGAGGCATGCATGAATGGGTCGGAGCAGTCGATATTAACTCGCTCTATCCCTCGGTTATTCGTGCCCTCAACATGGCACCAGAAACAATCGTTGCCCAAGTCAGACAAACATTAACTGAAAAGTACATGCATGAAAAGGGCCTCAAACTTGCAATGGAAAAGAAACGCTACAAAGATGGCGATGATGCAGTTGAAGGTGCTATTTTATGGGAAGGTTTGTTTGGTGCATTAGAGTACACAGCTATCATGAGTCAAGAACGTGGTACTATTCTTACTGTTGACTTTGAAGATGGTCGCAGTGTAGAAATGTCTGCCGCAGAAATCTGGAAGATGATCTTTGATAGTCACAAGCCTTATATGCTAAGTGCGAACGGTACAATCTTTACGTATGAGAAAGAGGGCGTGATTCCTGGTCTACTCACACGTTGGTACAGTGATCGTAAAACAATGCAAAAGAAACTAAAAGAAGCAACTACTGACACTGACAAAGAGTATTGGGATAAGCGTCAGCTTGTGCGTAAGATTTTGTTGAACTCTGCATACGGTGCATTGTTGAATGAACACTGTCGTTTCTATGACAAGCGTATCGGTCAATCAGTTACACTAAGTGGTCGTCAGATTGTTAAGCACATGATGAGTCAGATTAACGAATGTGTTGCGGGCGAGTATACGCACGAAGGTGAAGCTATTGTTTATGGCGACACTGACTCTTGTTATTTCAGTGCATGGCCTATTCTCAAAGATCAGGTTGCTAAAGGTGAACTGAAGTGGGACAAAGAGTTGTGCATTGGATTGTATGATAGTATCGCGGATCAGGCTAACGAGTCATTCCCCCAGTTCATGGAGAAAGCATTTCATGCACCTCGTAAGAACGGTGAGATTATCAAAGCAGGTCGTGAATTGATCGGTGATCGTAGTATCTTTATTACTAAAAAGCGTTATGCTATCAATATATTTGATAAAGAAGGCAAACGTAAAGATAAAGATGGTAAGATGGGCGATATCAAAGCGATGGGTCTTGACTTGAAACGTGCGGATACACCTAAGTATGTACAAGAGTTTTTAATGAACGTACTACAAATGGTTATTCAGCAAGGTAAAGGTCGTGACGAAGTTATTGAAGTTGTCAAAAACTTTAAGCGTATCTTGGCAGCACAAGATAGTTGGACTAAAGGCTCACCTAAAGGTGTTAACAAATTAACAAGTTACGGTGAGAAAGAAGAAAAGAGTTCGACGGGTAAAGCAAACATGCCTGGTCACGTAAGAGCCGCACTTAACTACAACTACTTGCGCAGAGTCAACGGAGATCAATATAGTCAAAAGATTGTTGATGGTATGAAGGTTATTGTGTGTAAGTTGAAACCTAACCCACTAGGATTCACTTCAATCGCATATCCGACTGATGAACTCAGACTACCACAGTGGTTTGTTGAGCTACCATTTGATGACAAAGAAATGGAAAAGACTCTAGTTGATGAAAAGATTGACAACTTGTTAGGTGTATTAGAATGGGACATACGTTCAAATACAGATACTAATTCAACATTTGATGATTTATTCACATTCGGTTAAACAGGTCGTTGACAAGCGTATTATATTCCACTATAATACGCTGAAGAACTACCTAAATAGTTATTATACAAAGGAAAAACATGAAAGATAATTTACAAGACTTGATTCAATACACACATGGTCTAGGTGTTATTGATTTGATTAAAATCACAGGTACTGACAAAGAGACACAAATCAACGCTATCGCAGAAGACAAGAGTGTTGTTGTCAGCGGAACATTGAACGCACCTATTGCAGAGTTTATTGGCACATTCGGTATGCCTAACTTAAGCAAACTAAAAACAATCTTGGGCTTTGATGACTATGGTACTGATGCCAAGATCAATGTCACTCAAACTCAACGTGATGGCGCAGATGTACCAAGCGCAATTCACTTTGAAACTAAAAACGGTGACTTCATTAACGACTATCGTTTGATGGCTAAGTCAATCGTTGACGAACGTGTCAAGACTGTTACTTTCAAAGGTGCGTCTTGGAACGTTGAGTTCAGTCCTACTATTGCAGGCATTCAGCGACTAAAGAAGCAAGCTAGTGCAAACAGTGAAGAACAAAACTTTGCTACTAAGACAGAAAACGGT